CTGTACCTGTGCCTGCTGTGCTGCCGCCTGGGCCTGCGCTGCCTGTGTCTGCAGTGCATTTACATCCGGCTGCTGGGACGCTTTCTGAGCTTTAAATGCCGCAATAGCCTGTTTCATTTCATCCTCTGACAGTCCCTGCTGCTTAAAATATGCTTTCAGGGCGGTGTCCTCTTTCGCCGCCAGCGTACCTTCCAGCATTGTCTGGATTTTATTGTAATCAATCTGTGGCGCTGCGGGTGGCTGCGTTCCTGCCTGCTGTCCATCTCCTGTGCCTCCTGCTCCCGCGCAGCCTCCGCCTCCTGCTCCAGGCTCTGCGAAAAACTGTAAATCCATAGGCAACAGACATCTAAATTTCTTGTACATAAATTTCTCCTTTCCATTTTGAGGGTGTCACCCTACAATCCATTATCATCGGTGTCACCGGCCACGCATCTTTTTTAGCCATATCGTGTTTGGGCATAAAAATAAGACGCATCACCCTGCGTCTCAAAGGGAGATATTAGATATCTCCTTTAACCCACCTTCTCGTAGGTCTTTGCAAAAATATCTGGCTTACACGGATATAATTCACCACGCAGTCCCTGGATGATATAATCTCCCAGTTTAGCGTGCATCCGGCCCTCCAGCGTCTCAATCGTACATCCACAGACATGCATATGTCCGTCAACCAGGCTCCGGTCAATCCATACTTTTTCGTCCGCCACAGCCTGCGTAAACCATACAGGGGCTACCATCTCGGCATCATCTGTCAAGCGGAACGCCTCAATTTCTACTGGTTTCTTCCTGTATTTCAACTTCTGCACCTCCTTTCTTCACGATGAAATGATTTACATTAGTGATTGGGATTATTGCCAACAAAGCTCCTTCACAGTCTAAGGCTTTAAACATGTCATTTGACCACTGCACCTTTGTGCATTGCTTGTCGAAATCCAACTTAAGCCCATTTTCCATGCAACAAACATAATATTTCATATTCTTCCTCACCTCCTTTGCGCCGGCGCAAATAAAAGAGAACACAAAAATACCACCTGTCATTTCTGACTGGTGGTATTAAATACGCCCTTCTTTTTTCAGTTGTTCGATTTCTTCCGGAGTTGCTTCACGAAACTTCACAGGCTCTTCCCTCCATGATTTTTCTCTTTCTTCCAGTGCCTTTTGATATTCTTTTTCATTTTCTGTCATATTAAATCACCTCCAACTCAATCATGTTTCCTTTTCTTGATAATACTCTATAATAGCAATCTTTGTCAATCAAAAGCTCGCGCTGTTTCGGAAAATGACTAAGCCCTTCGATATATGCCGCGTTTGAACCCTTTTTTACATAAATGACTAACTGATAACCTAACTCAAAGTGGCGGGTGTTTACGACCGATGTGCTATAAAACTGCCCCGGAATAATTATTTTACCTGTTTCTGCATCTGCTGTCGGATCTATATCAACGCCTCTATAAGCAACAACATCATGTTGAAGTTGATTCTTTTTCAATGCCTCCGATATTGTATCTGCATATTCTCTTAACTTCTTATCCTCAGCGATATCTCCCCGAAGCATAGCATTAAGACGCTCAAAAAAGCGATTTGGCTTTTTATCACCTGAATTGTATGTGTATTTTCGGATTGCATGTTTTTCTTTTTCAGTAAGCTGTTTAATCCATTCGTCAGATTCTTTGCGCAGTACATCCACAACCTTTTCCTGTGGTACTGCCCGGAAACCTGCCAATGGCCGCTTTTTATCAACATAACCACGACTATCCTGGTTACCTGTCCTGAATCTGACATTCCTCCATTGTTTCGCCTTCTGCTTATACTGTTCTTGATCCTCTGGATCCAGAGAAAATCTTGCCAGCCTCCCATACTTCTCGGCTTGCCTTACAGCATATTGTTGTTTAACCTCCTGTTTACTCTGCTCCTTAATCTCTACCAGCTCCCGCTTACTGAATTTATCATCCGGCGGTGTACTGATACCCGGGAAATAAGTTGTATGACCATCTTTACATCTGGGATGATATAACCCCGCTGATATGGCAGAGCTCATGAGTGGATAGTTGCCGTCTGCTTTGCTCCCGCCGCTCCAGACATCATCAATCAGTACCTTACCTACAAATGGCAGGCACTTAGGACATGGATTCCCACGCTTGTTCATGACGACCAGGTGCAGGCCCCACTCCTGACGTTTCTGGCCCTCTCCCTGCAGGTATGCCCGCTTGCTGGATGTCCTGATAGCCATATCAGCATAATCAGACAGCGTATGGCGGGCGCCGTTGGCATACTCAACGCAATTAAGACCTGCAGACAGCATATCCTTTGTAGCCATGTCCACGGCTTTCTCGTAGGTTCCTGCCCCGGTATTGGCGTACACCTGGGCATTATAGATAATCTTACGATACTGGTCATTGGCCATGCGCAGGACTGCTGTTTCAGCCTTCTGCATATCATCTGTGGTGGCCTTAATGAGGGAATCCAGCTTCCGGTCATTAATCTTAAAAAACTCCGCCGTTGCTCCGGAGCTGACCTTCTTGGCCGGGAAACCATTCTTAATGGCTCTCAATATTGTTTTCTCCTGATCCATACCACCCTGCTGATGTGCTGCATAGATCAGGGATTCAATCTCCCTGTTGATGTCCTTAAACTGCCCTTTAAACCGCTTCTGATTATTCTTTTTGTACTGCTCCAATGCTTTGAGTTGCAGAGCTTGCCACTGCTCCCAATGCATCCCTTCCGCATCTTCCCAGGCCCGATGATGCTTCATATTACGGACCATTGAGGCCATTAGCTCCTCTTCAATAGCTTGGAACGCCTTGCCGATGTCGTATTCATAATTAATCTTTCTTGGCATTTGACATCACCTTGAATCCCTGGGCCTTGAACTGCCTTGTCAGCGTTTTAAGTTGCGTGGTACTCTTACAGTGATCATGTCTGAGTTCTGCATAATCAACTTTTTCCAGGGCGTATATTCCCAGAGGCACCTGTTCCTTTGCCACCTCCAGCAGTCCCTGGTACTCCTTCCGGGACATTCGGTATATTCTGGGTCCGATTTTCACCTTCAATCACGTTCACCCCTTCCAGATTCAGTGCTGGCTCTTCTACTTCAGAAATTCCTTGTTCCGCTTTTAGCCGGGCTATTTCCTCTTGCTTACAATGCTCGTCAAGTGTATCCCCGTAGAGTTCTTCCACGCACCTTTCAATGCTCATGATTCCCTGTGTCTTAGCTTTTCCGACTGTTTCCACCTGGCTCTCAAAACTTGGATTTGCATATTCGCCAAACGGGATATTCACATCCACGTCTTCTACGCCTTCTCCCATCAACAGGTGATAAGCATTGATGCAGGTTGCCACCACATCAGGCAATATTTCCTGCAGTGCCTCCACAATGGCATTCCGTGTGTACAGAGTGGCTTTCTCTTTTTCCCTCTGCGCCTCCGCATTATCCAGCTTTTTCACATCAATTCCAAGTGTGGAAGGTGAGATAATCCCCTGTAAGCAGAGGTCCAGAGCCGTGACATAACTTGCAAGATAACTCTCATGAGGGATGACTGGTTGGTCCGTATTGATCACATTTTGCTGCTTGTCACGCATATCTCCGTCAGCGGCAAAATACCGGTTGTCAAACATATTCGGCTTGATGAGCCTTCCTGTCTCCGGATCGTGGGGCACCAGACATTCCGGGATATAAGTTTTCGCCCTGCCGGCTCTGAGCGCATCCATCCACTGTGACCATGCCTCGTCAAATGCATCAAAGCTGTCCAACTTACCATCAAAAATAGAGCCTCCACGGCCCTCATATTTTGCTGATTCGTAAATCTGCAGCGGTACGGCAAGGATGACACTTTCATCAAATTTCCAGTCTGCCAAATTGGCCGTAGCCGGGATTGATTTAATATCAACCAGTTTGTCTTGTAGATACAGCTCATTGATGATATATCCGTATCCATAACGCTCATTGAGGACATAAGTTCTGCCGTGGTCGGAATACGGAGTTTTAAACACCACTTCCTGCAGTTCATCGCCGCCATCCCGTACCAACTCCACGCGGTCCCCTGGATACCATTTAAGGATTGGATACTGGCTCTTTTTAGTGTTTATAGTTACTTTAAACGCCCCATCACCTATGTACAAAGCGTCTTTCAATGCCTTCTCCAT